GTCATCTACGTTGCCCCATGCTGTGTTCGCGTCTTCACTTGTGAGCGGCGGATACCAGTCGATGTCTATCTTGCGCCTCTCAAAGTCGTCTACGGCCTCTGCAATGCGCTTCTGGATCACGTCGTCTTCTTGGTACACAAACAAACGCAACTCAATGCCGCGGTACAGCGTAGCCACTACGCCCCAAGTGTAGCCGGTGCACATCATCTGCGCCTGCAACTGCAATGGCCCGCGCTGTGGTGGTGGCATGTCTTCAGGCATTGCGCTTGTGACCTTGGCCTCAAGCACGCCGGGGCCGGTGATGTCTATCGCAGGCGCGTTCATTGCGTACACTAAATTTTCGACGCTCGTCTTCACTTGCCCCGCACCCTCGCCTGAGCCGTCAAGCGAGCAAGCCATTTCCAGTGTTGGATGGAAAATGGCGCGGTCATGATCGAGGACGACATTTGTCAGCGCCAACCGTTGCGCGGCCTCTCCTAGCACCACGGGTTCCAATCGGTCGCCCCAACGGGTCGCCTCGTTGCCGTTCCACGGGGTTGGGCGCACGTCATTGTGCACGATATCCACCATCTCGCGTAGCAGGTCATTGGGCGATGCGTAGGGTGATGCGCCTAGCAGCACAGGGATGCGTGACGCGCTGATGATAGTATCGGGTGTTAGTTTACCAACCATTGTTTATGCCTTTCGTTGTTGTAAAACATTACGCACGCTGGATGCGTACCACTTGCCGCCCGTAACTGACGGCACCTCGTCTTCATTTAGGTTTGCAGCTATTTTTCTGAGACTTGCGCCATTGTCATGCAGCGCCCTTATGACCGGCCAGGCGCGTTTGATCGCCTTTTCAGACCTAGCGGCACCTCTCCTTGCCGTGGCCTTCCCGCCTCTCTCCGGGCATGGACAGCCTAGTTTCACGCCTCGTGCCTTTGCCGCTGCAAGTGCGGCCTTGGTGCGCCGTGATATTTCTTCGCGTTCATGTTGCGCGAACACGGCACGGATACCCCATTCCAGCGTCCCCATATGTGGTGCGTCCGCTGCGAGGATATCAACGCCGCTATTCCTAATTTTAAACAGAAACTCTACGTCACGGGACAGGCGGTCAACCTTGGCAATAAGCAAGCACGCGCCCTCACTTTTACAGTGAGCCAGGGCGCGCTCTAGTTGCGGCCTATCAACGCGCTTTCCGCTTTCGATATCCTGGTATTCTGCGACGATGCGCTCGGTATAGGGTGCGACCAAGGCGCGCTGCGCGTCCAAGCCTAAGCCAGACGCGCCTTGGCGCTTGGTTGAAACGCGCAGGTAAAGCACGTATTTTTCATGGGTCATGTTGGCGCCTCGTCTTCATTTTCGTTTTTAAGGCGATCATAAGCCGGGCAAAGCCACGGTTCGCCACCGTCACGGTCCAAAAGATCGCACGTTTGTTCCGCGCCGGTATCGGTCCAATACTGATAAAACCAATACCCGCACGTGTGGCACTCATCCATCCCCTCATCGAATGCGCCCCCGACAAGGTGCCAATCGGCAACCTTGGCACGGCGTGCGACTTCTTTATGCAGGCGCTCTTTATGGTCGCCGGGCACGTAAAGGCTTTCCAGCGCCGCCGCGATATCGGCATCGGTGAGGTGCTCCAGATCGTGTTTCATTTTTTGTGCCCTTTCAATGGTGGATCCATAGGCGCGCAATACTGGCCACATTCTTGGTACTCGATAGCGTGCCTGGCCATGCTGTCAAAAATGGCAAGCCAAGCCAGCACGCAGAATGCTAGCGCGCCTATGGCGAATATAAATTGTTTCATTGTGTTGCCCCCTCAATAAATGCGCGCTTCATTGCGTCGCGTCCTATGTCGCTGCTTTCCACGCTGGCAAAAGCATTGGCCGCTAGTAACAACGCGCCCTTGCTTGTGGCGTATGTTTCTTTGCGCCATTGTGCGCCTGCTTTTTGCCAAGTGTCCCAAGCGGAACCGGGCTTCGGTGTGTTTATGTTGCGGATCATATTGTGTTTTCCCTTTCCTGGTAAATTACGCGCTAACAGCATGACGGCGCTTATCCATCAAGCCGTGGTCCGCGATGACAATATGTTTGGCCATGATTGACGACGCTTTACATAAGCCGCAATCGGCGCACGTTGTACGCTGTCCGCCTTCTTTTGACGCGGGGCAAATTGCTTCTGTTTTAAGCACGGGCGCGTCGTGTTTGCGGACCCGGAACGTGCGCCATCCCATAATTTCTGCAATCTTAACGTCGTCCGCGTGGTCCGCGCTTGCCATGCATAGGTTTTTGAGGCCAGCGGCAATGCGTTTGCGCCATTGGTGAGTGTAGCCAGTATGCGAGCGGACAAGCTTGGCGGCAACGCGCCACACCTTAGCGGGCACCGCGGCAGGGTCACCGTATGATCCAAGGCGGAAAGCAAGCCCCTCAAAAATAAACGGGATCAAAGCGGCATCGAAATCAATGCCAGGCATGGCGTATCGGCCACGATGAAACGCGTTGTACACACTCAAGGGCGCCTGGTATACGCGGACATAGCATCTGGTATCGCCCTTATTAATAGGGCGCAATGCGCAATCACCGCAAACGCTGCTATCGTCGCCGGTTTTTAAAGCCTCGTGCGGCGCAATATCTTTACGCATGATAAAAGTCTGCACCATTGCGCCGGTCTTTTCGTTGCCGCTTGCAACGGCAATTCGGCACGCAATAGCAACGATTGGCTTACCGTCAATTTGTGACGGGCCATCGTATAAAACGACGCCCGAAAATTGCGGGTTGTTACCTTTTAGCGCTTTGCGCATTGTTTCTATGTTGCCGATCATTGTGTTGTTACCTTCCATTTTGTGTGTGTGTTGTTTGATCCAATGGTTATAGTCTTACAGCCTTTCATTGTGCGGCGTCAACGTTAAAATGCAACCAATGTGAAATCAATCCGGTGGCAATGTGATGGCAATGTGATGGTTCAGGTTCGCATGGAAAATGAACGAATTTCGAACCCTTTTCGAACCTAAAAAGGCTATGATGCTATAGACACGCGAACCGTCACGTACCGCCTCGTACCTACTTATTGAATTAAAACAATGGCTTAGGGTATAGGTTCGCAAGGTTCGAAAAGGGTTCACGTACCTACTAGGCTATGGTTCGAAGGTTCGCACCCCCCTAGAAGGGGTGCAACCAAAAAACCGAACCGAACAAGAAAGCGAATTGAATGGCTAAAAAAATAAAAAAACCTCAACGTGGTGTGTCTAAAGATTTCTTCCGGGGCTCGGATCGGGTGTCGCAAAAAATCCAAGCGGCAATAACTGAATTGGATATATGTGTTTCGGGTTTTGAGAAACGTTGGGGCGTTGATCGGTTGCCGGAATTAGTGAGCGCCGAAACGCAAGAAAAGTATTGGCGTCAGGTGGACAAGCTTGATTCTGCTATCGAAGCAATCGAAGCCGATCTGGTCATCAAGTATGCAGCAGGGATGATGCGCGCCTATACCGCCATGCAAAATGAAGCACGCGAACGGGGCCATGATGAATTGCAGGGAACGTGGTATGAATGCGAGACGCCCGATGGCCGCGTCCTAATTGTTGCGCCGACATTTGAGGAGAGTCACAGGGCCGCACGGGAAAGGCCGGGGTGCATTGTGTATGCAATGCCAGAGGTTGCTGCTATTGTATGCCGTGATGAAGCGGGGCGATTTGTGAATGCTGTTAAAGAAGTATTTCCAGCGGCCACGGTGGAAAACGTGCGACAAGTTAAGGATGATTTGAATGACGAAATCCCTTTCTAATAATGATCTAAGCGATATCGGTAAATGGCCCTGGTCAATTGTGCCAAGTCGGGCGTTTGGTGATAAGCGGCTCAAAGATGCTGACCGCCGGGTGCTTGGGGCATTGTGCGCCTTTGTGAACCGTGCCGGGGTTTGTTGGCCGGCCTTGGCCACCATTAAAGATATCAGCGGGCATGCCACCAACAAAAGTGTGTTCGATGCTATCCAGAGACTAAAAGAGGCCAAATATGTACGCCAATTGAGGCCAAAGGATTACCAAGAAACCCGGAGCGGGTGGAAGAGCAACAGATATCAAGTGCTTTGGCTTGGTGATGAACCGAGGCCGACGATGGAAGATATAAACACCGCTCGCAAGCTTCAACTAGCCAGCGATGACGAACCTATTAAAGAAGAAATAGGGGGTGTGGGGGATGACACCGCTTTAAACACACTCTCCCACACTCTCGCACACGCCTACGCTCGCGCCGTTCAATCACGGACTGGCCAGGTCCGCAACGTGGCTAGTGAGATTAACCACGCCCGGCGGCTGGCATTGGCTGACATATCTATTGAGCAAGTGCGCGAGGCCACCGTGCAGGCTTGTGATCAAGCGCTGGCAAGGCGGGCAGGGGTGCCAAGCTTGGCGGATGTTGCCCGGCTGATTGACGGTGTACAATGAAGCATACGTTGGTTTGCGCTTGTACACCCCGTATGCCGTCGGCCTGGCCAGCCAGCGAGGCACCC